CTAGTTTTAGTTATAATAATAGCATTATATGTAAAAAATTTAGGATATACTTGTTTTTTTGATATATTGAATGATCAGATAAAAAGACAATGTAATTTTGACAAAATTTATTATGCGGGAACTACCAATACACCATCTACACGAGAATTTATAAAAGAACTAGGATATATGGAAGATAATTATCACATTATTAAAGCTGAAATGGAGAATATTATAAGTGATCGAGACATAATACCTTCAATGCACGATATTTATAATAATATATTTTTTTCTGAAAATAAGAATAAAAAATCAAATATTATAATCCAATCAATTAATAAATTAATATACGGTAAAGATGCTAACATATTTGATGAAATTGGTAGTACTGGTTGGAAAACATTTAATTTAATTATGTTTGATCAATTAATACCAAAAAATGCATCTCGATGTCCCAATACTATAAAATTATTACAACAAATTCCAGGAATACAATCCGCATTATTTTCCATATTAGCACCTGGTGCCAATATTCCACCTCACAGTGATCCTGCAAAAGGTGTTATTAGATACCATCTTGCATTAAGAGTACCCACCGATAGTAAAAATTGTTTTATCAATGTAGGGGGTGAACAATATAATTGGACAGAAGGTATGGGTGTTGTATTTGACGATGCATTTGAACACTTTGTTTATAATAATACCAATGAAGAAAGAATAATATTATTTGTTGATATATTACGTCCAATTAAAGGATTTGCTTCAGTTTTACAAGGACTTGCAAATTTTGCCAATCATTACCATCCTGGTGTTAAAAATGCTATTAAACGGTCAATTGTATAAAAGAAGCTAAACATCACAGTGATGTAATCACAGTGATTACATCACACAAATAATAAATTTTTAATATTATTAATATCATCATATGATCTAAACATATTCATTATTTCAGCCGATGTATATTTTTTATCTAATTCTGGTTTAATTGATTGTTCTAACATTGTATCATCTTTCCAATATAATCTATACATCATATAAATATCATTACAAGAACATTTAATAAATTCTATTTTTAGATCAATCCTACCGGGTCTAATTAATGCTTTATCTAAAAAATTAATACGATTAGTTGTTATAATAATAATTCGCCCCGAACATTCATTTAGACCATCTATCATATTCAATAAAAATGATAAATTATTATTAGATGGTTTATTCATATTATTTTTTTTATTTTTGTATCTGTTTTTATCATTATCAGCTTTGCTGGTTTTAATACTCGATTCAATATTATCTTTTAATAAAGATCCTAAAGATAATAAATCTTCAATACTATTATCATTAGCAGAAGTTATAGGTTTATCATCAGTTCGTGCTTTTACAATATCACCCATTCCATCTATATCTTCAAATATAATAATTCTATTGTCTTGTGGTATAATTAAATCTGTATCAACCATATCACTATTTACTATTTTACTTATTTCATTTAGATCAATACGATCATTTAATTTAATATCAATCGCGTGGCGACTAGTATAATTAAGTAATTGTTTAATAAATCGTGTTTTACCACATCCTGGTTCTCCATATAATAAAATACCAAGATTATATGGAATACCATTTTTTTTATACCAGGATTTATTTTTTAGGAAAAAATCAATTTTCTTCATTATTTTATCTTTTTCTGGTAAATAACTATTTTCAAAAGTAATATTGGATTCCCAATTTGTAGGTTCAATTGATAAATCGTCACCTTGTTGTTGTATGGTAACTAACAATTGTTTATCTAATGTTTTATCTATTAGATATTTATTATATGATGATATCCTATCATTAATCCAATTCTGTAGTTCTAATAAAGTTTTACGATAGGTATATATAGTAAGAATATTAGATTCTTTGTATTCAGTCAAGTCTCTCGATTTTGACTTTTCCTTATTGTCAATTCTATGTATACCATATATATCATCACATAATATAAATTGTTTCATTTGATCAACCGTATATTCACTATTTGTTTCTTTTGAACATTCTTTTTGATAATCATATTCAAAATCAGGTTTTTCTTTCAAACAATAAATTGTTTTTTCATTTAATTGTGAAATATAGTACATAACTGCACGATATTTTATAGAACATTGAGAGCTATCACTTGTTAATATAATTGAAATGTTATTATTATTATTCATATAATATTCTAATTTTTTAGTTAATATAATTTTAATACGTTGTATGTCTAATGTAAATATAACAGTAACCGCTATGATTACAATAAATGTATCTAGTAAGTAAATACCTGTTTTGAAATCGAATTTATTTATTTGATTCATAATAAGTGGTACTATAAAGTATTCTGGTGACATTGATATTATAATTAATATTATTATTTATTAATTATTAATAATAATATCAATTTTTATTTTGTGTGTTTAAAAGTATGCAAAGCTTTACTGGTTTTTATGGATTGATAATATATAGCTTTGCTATTTTATAAAATAGATTTTCTTACTACTATTAATGTTATACTATATATTTATAGTACTTATTATTATAATTTTATTTATTCCAAGTAATAAAAAATGTTATGATTCATTCGAAAACAAAGATATAAATTTAAAAAATGTTTCTAACAATATATTATCTTATTCAGGGGATGTAGCAAAGTATTTATTGATAAAATGATTTTGATAAAATGATTTTGATAAAATGATTTTGATAAAATCATTTTGATAAAATGATTTTGATAAAATGATTTTAATATTTACTCTCAATTGTTTCTACTCTAATTATAAGATTGTCAAATGGCGTTCTATCTAATGCCTCTATAAAATAGTCTGCTTCATTTTTATTATAAAAATCAACGAAACCTGATTTATTTTCAAATTCATTTAAATTAATACGACCTATATGTCCCCAGGGATTAATTAGTTGCCCCAATTCATCTATTGTAATATCATCTGGTAAATTTGAAATTCTAACAGTAGTAGATTTTCTTTTATTACTATAATTATTAGTATAATTATTTTTACTATTAGTATTACGAGTAAATGGAGCTATTTCGATAGGTGTATCTTTAGGTTTAGCCTCTTTTCCACATTTGAGTGTAAGATGCGGTCCATTACATTTTTTACATTGTATTAATGACATTTAATTATTAACAGCTTCTTTTATTTAAATATAATTATAATTATATTTAAATTTGAAAGATCTTGGAAAATTTAAAAAATTTGAAAGAACTTGGAAAATTTAAAAAATTTGAAAGAACTTGGGAAATTTAAAAAATTTGAAAGAACTTGGAAAATTTAAAAAATTTGAAAGATCTATAGAAAGATACTATTTATAATTATAATATAAATGTACCGATTAGACTTAAATCTAGATAATTATCAAATGTTAAAAGCATTAAAAAAAGATCAACTATCTACCACAATTGAATTAATAGTAAAAACAGGTTATGAAACTATTTTTCCAAGTAAACCATCAATTGATCCATTATATGGTAAAATAACAAGTTTAGAATCAACATTGGAAAGATTAATGGGAATTGGTTCGAGTAAAAAAGGAGAAATGGCCGAATTAGTATTAGAAAATCATATTAAAAATAGATATGGTGATGTAACATATATTGATATGGCACACACTCCTCATAGTGGTGATGCTTGGATCAAGTTTGATAATAATAATACCAATATATTACTAGAAAGTAAAAATTATACCAATAAAGTTAATAAAGATGAAATTGATAAAATGAAATTTGATATGATACATTGTAATATTAAATGGGGAATATTCTTATCTTGGAATAGTAATATAATTGGAATGAAAGAATTTGATATTGAAATGTTTCAAGATAAAGGTATACAATATAATATTATCTATATTGCAAATTTATCATCTGATATCGATAGATTAGATTTAGCCATTCAATTAATTAGAAAATTAATAACAATAAATTTTACTAAAAATATTACTTGGATTCAAAGTATTATTGAAAATGATCTATTACAATTAAATAATATTATTAGTAAAAATTATCAATTTAGAATTTGGTTTGAAGATATGGATACTAGTATTAAACATCAATTAAATAAATATTATAGTAAGATGCGTGAATATATGTTTGAAATAGATAATTCAATAAAGAATATATCAGAACGAATTATGAATAGTACCTTGCAATCTATCAATGTAGATCATGATAGTTTCAATCAATATCTATCATTGTATAAAGATAATAAAAAACTTTTTCCAGTATTAGCACAATTAGTCGATACATTAAAACAATATAGTATTACAGTAAAGGATGATATTATTTATTATAAAGATACCGTGATAGCTAGTATAAAAGTAATGGGGAAAAAGATATTAATAGTATGGGAAACTTTAAAACAAACCAGTGAATTGGGAATGGATGATAATACATCTAGTTTTACTATTATTAAAATTTTACTAGAATCTATTGTTAAAAGTAAAAATCAAGAAGTATAAAACAATTTATAAAACAATATATTTATTATGATACAAGATATTATTTGCCCAGATAATATAGCAATATTAAAAACAGATAGTAGTTATAGTATAGTAAGTTTAAAAAAATTTAAGAAAGGAGATATAATATTTAAAAATACATCAATTGTATTTAATACAAATATTGTTAAGGAAATTAAAGTAAATATGAAAGTATTATATAAAAATATTTTTCAAAACTTTCATAACCCAATTGATGAAACGATAAAATTAGATTACTTGGTTCATACAGTTAATAATGGAAATGGTATGAGAGAATATTATAGTTATGATTCTTTTAGTAATCATTCGTGTGATCCAAATGCAGAGATGATTACTACCGATAAATATATTACTGGTAGTGATTACAAGATTGTTGCTAATAAAGATATAGAATATATGGAGGAAATAACACAGGATTATGAAACATTTGATACAATGTTAGATGGCACTACTTTTAATTGTAGATGTAATAGTAATTGTTGTAGGAAAATAATAAGAGGGTAATTACATCACTGCGATCACATCGCCGCAAATAGTCTCTATTAATTTTCGCGTTACCAAATAAGGATCTAAATTACTAGCTGGTCTTCTATCTTCTAAATATCCTTTTTTACTATTATAGACATTTATTGGTATTCTAATTGAACACGCTCGATCACTAACTCCATATGAAAAATTTTTCGAATCACTTGTTTCAAATTGCCCACTTAATCGTAGCTCATTATGTTCACCATAAACTTTTATATGTTCATTGTGTTTTATTTTTAATTTTTCACAAGCTTCATATATAGTATTCCATCCATCTTCTTCCCTCATAGTTCGAGTTGAAAAATTAGTATGTCCTCCAGTACCATTCCATCCTTCATAAGGTTTAGGGTGGAATGTTGCATAACATTTATAATCTTCTGTAATACGTTGTAAAATATAACGCGATACCCACAAATCATCACTGACTTTTAATGCATCGCAAATACCAATTTGATATTCCCATTGAGATGCCATAACCTCTGCATTAGTTCCACATATATCGATCCCAGCATAAAGACAAAATTCAAGATGTTTATTTACAATTGGACGACCAAAAGCTCTATCACCTCCGTTCGAACAATAATAAGGTCCTTGTTTACCAATTCCTGGATCGGTATTATTATTCCATTGGTATGGTAAATCAGATTTTTCCAATCCAGATTTTTCCAATCCAGATTTTTCCAATCCAGATTTTTCCAATC